CCAAGTTTAAACCTTCAGTTGGGTTTAAATCTGTCCCCCAGGATAGCAATATCCTTTCGGACGTGTGGCCCCTTCGGGCGTCACATGCTGGACGAAATCTCCATGCTCACTTTCGCCAGATCTTTGATCCGGTGATTGAGAACATTGATCAACATGGTGACTGGGTTCCCTTTCAGGAAACCCTTGAACCAATTGATCTTAGCAAGGTTTACGGAGGTAAGATTGCTTTTATCCAAGAAGCAGGTGGAAAGCTACGAAGTGTAGCCTCCCCGTTCTTGGTGTACCAGCTGGCCTTACGGCCATTTGGTGAAGCCGTCTACGACTTAGCAAGTCGTCTCCCGTGGGATTGTACCCACAACCAAAGCTTACCTATCCCTCACCTTTGGGATAGACTTCGTAAAGGGCATACAGTCCACTCTGTGGACTTAAGCTCAGCGACCGACTACTTTCCTTTGGAATTTCAGTTGGCGATGATGCGTTCCCTTTTTGGCAACATCCGCGAAATTGATCTCTTTGAGGTCATCTCTCGCTCTAACTGGAAGTCACCTATCGGAGAAATCCGATGGCGACGTGGGCAACCACTAGGTTTATACCCTAGTTTTGCTGTCTTCACAGTTAGTCATGGTTTGTTGCTCTGGTATTTGAATGGTGAGAAGTGGGATGAGAAATCATTCTACGTTCTCGGCGACGATGTTGTCATCCTTTCAGATGATTTATATCGCCGTTACATTAATACCTTGAAGTCTTGGTCTTGCCCTGTTTCACACGATAAGAGCATTAGCTCGAATCGGATTTGTGAATTTGCTGGTAAAGTAATTACCAGGAACTGTGTCTTCCCCCAGTATAAATGGAGGGAGATGAGCGATGACAACTTTGTTGACATTGCTCGACAGCTTGGCAAGAGATCCCGAATCCTTCTAAGCCCCAAGCAACGTAAGGTGTTTGATTTAATCAAACACTGTACTGCGCCTCAAGGCCTTAACTTCAGTTTCCCTGGGAGTAATCTCATGGAAATGGAGAAGTTAACTCTCGCGACCTTTGGGTCGTGTGAGAAGAAGATCGTGGATTCCCTAGTGGACATGTCATCAATCGTAAATCGGAACCTTTACAGGTCCCGGTCCAAGATGGATGAGGAACTTATGCCTCTCATCGATGATGAGGGGATTGGACATAAGCTCCGCGATTTCGACGAGAAATCGACTAGTCTACTGAGTAAGTTGATCCCTTGGATGACATCCAAGGTGAAAAATCTACTTACATCGGTACCTGGTAGTCAAGGGGTGACCCATGTTCTACCGCCCGTGGTCCTCGAGAAATCGAGGATTACCACACTGG